CTGAATTAGCTAATGCCGGTGATATTACAAGAGATATGGCTCAATACGCTATATCATTCTTCACCCAACTAAAAGTATCATACCCAAATTTAAGTGTTATTGTTACAGGTGGTAATGACACTTTCCACCAAAAACTAAAATCTAAGAGTAGGCACAAATCAGGTAATGGGTTAGATTTTGTGATAGCTCCTAATTCACAAGCTGATATAAATGGTGTGGATAAAATATTAAGAGGATTTGCTGGTGGTGATTCATATCCATACGCTAGATTCTTGAATGAGTACGACAACCCAACAAAAAAAGCTACAGAAAAACATTTCCATACTTCGTGGGGTAAAGGTACTGAGGCACAAACAACAATTGAAAACGCTTTAGCTCAAGTTAAAGATGGTGATATACCATCGTATAGCATAACTTAACGGTTTTTACCACCACAAACAGGACCTAACCCCGATTTTACAGATTGGGGTGTAGTAAGTTTTCTACCACATGCCCCACATCTCCCATCGTGGAAAACTTGAACTGTAGGGTATTTTTCCTCATTGTTAATGAAAGTCTTGAAGAACCAAGAGATAACTTTAGCTGACTGAGCGTCAGAACCGATAGAAGATTTTTTACTTCTTCGGTAGTTACCACCTTTAGAGAAGTAAGTCCCAAGGAAAGAGTAAGAAGAATCATTCTCAGAACCCGTAAGGACAGAAACGAAAGAAACTTCTTTATTACCTTTAGGTTGTTTCACTTTGAAAGTAAACCATTTATTAGTATCAGTATTAACTACTGTGAAAGTAGCGTTACCACCAAATACAAATTTCTTAATGTCATCACCAAGTAATTGAGAACGTTCAACTTTAGCTGTAGCTACTTCGTTTACCCAATCGAACCCAAACTTTACTTTATTGATTATTTCTGACATATACTTTATTTTTAAATTATTAGTGATTAATAACAATACAAATATACGAAAATAAATTTAACAGCCAAATGAAAGTAGGAAATATTGTCAACTGTAATGAGGAAATTGATGAAAGATATTTTAACTGTCTCTCAACGGAAGACTTTATGGCTGATAGTTTCTATGAAACTGAAGACAGTAAATTACCCACATTAGTAGTTGGGTGGGAAACTGTTAAACAGAATTTTGATGATGTTAGTATATTAAGTAAAATGATTACACCACCAACAGAAGATGGATATGGTGGTATTTATTGGACATTTTCTCGTAAAGAAAAGAGGGGTATATATGAATTAAACATAAAAGAATTTAAAGAAAGGTGTTATACCGACCTTATTAAAAATATAAAGACATATAATATAGACCCAATAATCTACAAAATAAACGATACTGATGAACTATGTACTAGACTGACGAAGTTAGCGGATGGTGTTGGATATTTATTTCAGGAGAGGATTGTATACATTTATAAGGATAATAATATCTATATGGTTGATTTAGATTTGATAGAATTTATCGATTTTAATAAAGACCAAGTTATTAAAACCCTTATGGACAATTTAAATACATTTGGTGATGATTTCGAAGAGGGATTTACTGAAGAACTAAAACATTTAGATATAAAGTATACTCCTTATTTGAAATTTAAAAATGCTGTATAAAACATTATTATTAGCCTCATTTGTACACAAAGATTACATACAAAAGTTTTTATATAATTTGAGTGAAAACCACAATATCAAAAGTGATAAGGTTTTTATATTTAACCTAAATGATACCACATATCTATTAACATATAAAATTAAGATAGACGTTGGTGTTAGATTCGACATCAAAAAAGAATTACCTAAAACAATACAGATACATAAAAAAAGACTAAACATTTTTTACAATTAATGCTCTCAATAGATTAATTGAAGTTGATTTAGGTTTAACACATGGTAATATAAATCATAAAGAATATCAGGTTGATTGGGATAAGTATAAACACAAGTTAATACTACTCAGAGGTAACAAGTTAGAGATATCTGACATTAGTCGTTGTATTTTTATCTGATTTGTGATATTTATAATAAAAGACAATTATGGATAATAAAGACACAAACAAAGAAAAGGATTTGGGTATCAAGTTAGACACCGTTCTAAATAAAGATTGTAAAGGTGAAGAATGTAAGATTGAAGACCCTGATGAATTGGTTCGTATAGAAAATAAGAAAATCATCACTAATGATGGTAGAGAACTATTAAGTGAATACACAACAAAATAATGAAAGATAATAAGCAACAACTATTTGAAGACTTGAAGAGATTTAACTCAATAATTGGTTATTCTGTTGAGGGTAAAAGAACATTAACTGAAGCACCTGAAAAAGAAGAAAAGGGTAATGATGAATTCGACTTTGCTAAAGAAACACCAGCAGCTGATAAAGGTGGGGATTCTCCTGAAGGTGGAAAAGAAAACACAGACTTTGATTTTGGTAAAGAAGGTTCTCCTGAAGGTGATAAAGAAAACACAGACTTTGATTTTGGTAAAGAAGGTTCTCCTGAAGGTGATAATGAAGATGAGTTTGGAACGGCTGATGAATTTAGTGCGGTGGATGACATCGAAACGGATGAAGATGTTGAGGAGATAGACGTTACAGCTATTGTTAATAAATCAGATGAAGCTAAAGAAACAGCTGAATTAGCGGCACAATCTTCACAAGAGACTAATACTTATGTTAAAGACTTAATAGATAAGTTCGATAACCTTGAAGTACAACTAGGGAAGATGGATACAATCATGTCTAAAGTATCTAAAATTGAAGACACAAACAAAACACCTAATGAAAAATTAGAAATGAGGTCTTTAGATTCATTCCCTTATAATATGAAGTTAACAGACTATTGGTCTGACAAAGTAAATGACCAAACAAACAACTATGAAGTTACTGATAATGATGAAGAAACGTTTGAAATTACTAAGGATGATATAGAAGATTACAACGAATTAGAGATTAAAAATTCATTCAATCCAGGTATTGACTAATAATTAAAAAACGACTATAGGGGGGGGTAAAAACATCGATTTTTTACCCTTTTTTTTATGCTCATAAGCTTTAGAATTTAGTATAATTGGTTATTCTTATCTTACGTTTAAATCAAATAATTTATAATAATTAAAACTAAAAAACAGAAACATTATGGGTAACATTTTAGATTCCATTAAGGAACAGTATGAAAAGAACAAAGCGGAACAACAAAGTTTCGATAATACACCAGACTTCTCAAAGTATTTTGCTACTAGATTAGAAGACGGTGAAGATAGTGGTGAAAAAACTATCAGATTAATGCCAACTGAAGATGGTGCATCTCCTTTCGAAGAAGGATATTGGCACAGCATCCAAGTTGGTGGTAAGTGGAGAAAACTCTACTGTAGAAAACACAATGACGGTGAAGAATGCCCATTGTGTGAGATTGAAGCTGAACTAAAAGCTACAGGTTCCGAAGAGGACAAGAAAATCTCAAAACAATTCAAAGCAAAGAAATTTTACATAGTTAGACTTATAGATAGAGATAATGAAGCTGATGGGGTTAAATTTTGGAGATTCCCTCACAATTGGAAAGGTGAAGGAGCTGTTGATAAAATGATTCCTATTTTCACTAAAAAAGGTGATATAACACTTCCGAGAGAAGGAAGAGACCTTGTTATTATCTTGGGAAGAGATGATAGAAAATACACAAAAATTACATCTATCATGTCTGAAGATGTATCAATCCTAACAGAAGACGCAACAAAGGCGAAAGCTTGGATGTCAGATAAGTCTACTTGGAGAGACATATATAAATCTCAACCTATTGAGTACTTACAAATTATCGCAAACGGTGATACACCTGTTTATGATAAAGGTCTACAAAAGTTTGTAGCTAAAGGTGAAGATGGAGAAGCTGTGGCATCATATTCACCAAAATCAACGGAAACACCAACTGGTGGGGACAAGTCCAATAATGAAGACGAATTGCCATTTTAAAAACAACATTTTAAATATCTATTATCATGGAAGAGTTAAAAAAGAATAACTGAGATTTTTTAACTAAAAGTACATGACCAAGAACGAATGATGTACCGAAAGTTAGATAATACATTATTGGATACTAAAGAGAAACATACTAAAGTATTTCCAAGAATGTAAAATAAAATATGAATGTTAAATATGGCTAAGAAAGCGACTAAAAAAGCGATTAAGAAGAAGAGTTTCTCTTTAGATTCCCTAAAGAAGACTTATAGTAGTAAGACAAAGTATAAGCCTACAATGTTTTTTGATATTGGTGAGTCTTTTCATAAAGCGACTGGACTTCCAGGACCTGTGATGCATAACATCAACATGTTCTTGGGACATACCAACTCATCAAAAACTACAGCATTAATTAGTTCAGCTGTATCAGCAATTAGACAAGGGTATTTACCTGTGTTCTTAATTACTGAAAGAAAATGGGCTTGGGATTACTGTAGGAATCTAGGATTAGAATCCAAGTTTATCACAAACGAAGATGGTGAAGAAGTCATTGATGGGAAATTCATATTCAATGATGACTTCCAAACAATTGAACAAATAACGGACTTCGTTAATAATCTATTAGACATCCAAGAAAAGGATGGGATGCCAGCTGATGAGGACGGTGAACCATTAAAAGGGTTCTTGTTCTTATGGGATTCAGTAGGTTCGATTCCATGTCAAATGACCTTTGAAGGTAAAGGTGGTGGGATGCACAACGCGAGAGTGTTAGCTGACAAAATTGGTATGGGATTAACATCAAGGATTACAAATTCTAAAAGAGAAGACTATCCTTATGATAACACAATGGTTATTGTTAACCAACCGTGGGTTGAATTACCTGACAACCCTTTCGGACAACCGAAGATTAAAGCTAAAGGTGGGGAAGCCATATGGTTGAACTCAGCATTAGTTTTCTTATTTGGTAACCAAAAGAACTCAGGGATATCCCAACTACACGCAACCAAAGATGGAAGAAAGGTGGCGTTCGCAACTAAAACGAAAATCTCCATACTTAAAAACCATGTAAATGGTCTAGGGTATAAAGATGGAAAGATTATAGCGACACCCCATGGATACATTGAAGACACACCCGCGTCTATCAACAAATACAAAGAAGAGAATGCTGCGTATTGGAAAGACATTATGGGTGGAGACTCTTTTGAATTAGATGAAGCAAAGAATATGTTCATGGACTAAGTGAACAAAGAAACAGATTTATTAACCAATTAATCATTTAACGATGAAACTTAATCTAGAAAGATTAGAACAACTTAAATTAGAATTATATGGGGGTCTTCCCCATAACCACGATAACCACGATAACCACGATAACCACGATAACCATGAACCTATGGGTCTCCAAATAATAATGGAGGCTATAAGGGGTTATCTGTATAACGACCATCAAAATGAGTTAATAACTAAGTTATTAACTGATTATGGCGTTTTTGGTTGAAGAAACTGAAGACCATATCCCGATTGTTTAAACCACATAAGTTTAACATCGATGGGTAGACCAATCAAAAGAACTACAACACTAGTTATAGACGGTAACGTCCTACTTAAAAGGTCTTATAATGGAGCAAAACATTTGTTCTATAAAGAGAACCATATAGGTGGACTTTACCAATTCTATACTACACTCCGTAAATTAGTTGTAGAATTAAAAATCAACAAGATAGTAATAATGTGGGATGGTGAACGTGGTGGTACACTACGACTTGACTATTACCCAAGTTACAAAGGTAATAGACCTAGTTTTTTCGATAAATCTTTCGAAGAACAGAAACTTAGGGTTCAGACTTACGCCGAGGATTTATATATTAGACAGTATGTACACCCTGATTGTGAATCTGATGACCTAATAGCTTATTACGCCTTAAATAAGAAGAAAAATGAGGATGTAATCATATACACTAACGACAGAGATTTATGTCAAATGATAACTGAAGAAGTTTCTATATATCTAGCTGACAAGAAACAATTAGTAGGTGTTGGTAATTATAGTTGGTACTTCAAACATCATTATACCAACGCTGGTACAGTTAAAATAATTGAAGGGTGTAAATCAGATTTCGTTAAAGGTATATCATTGGTGACGGAGAATACACTTCTAAAACATTTTCCTGAGATTAAAGAAAGAACCGTTACAGTTGATGAGATTAGGGTAAGAGCTAAAGAGATACTAGATAAAAGTGATAAACCATTGAAATCTCTACAGAACATCGTAAACGGTGTATCCAAAGGAAATCATAGAGGTGATTTCTACGAAGTTAACGACAAGATTATAAATCTACAAAATCCTTTATTACCTGATGAGGCTAAGGAGGAAATTGAGTTAATAGTAGAATTACCGATGGACCCTGAGGGTAGGGACTATAAGAATGTTCTCAAAATGATGTTTGAAGACGGTGTCATGTATAGTATACCTGGTGGTTACGATGGTTATGTAGCGTGGATGGAACCTTTTATTCGTCTTATTAAGAAGGAAAAATTAAAATTTAAAAAACAAAAGTAACAATTTAAAAGAAGATTATGAAAAAATTTGAATTTGTGTTATATATTAATGGAAATATAATATGCCAAAGGTATTTTTCGGTGAAAAATTATAATAAAGAGGTAAAATATTCAATGGACCTTAAATGGTGTGTTGATGAGTGTGTGAGAATTATTAAGAATGACTTGACAGAAAAATCAAGAGACTACTTATATAGACAATACAACCCATAGGAAAAAACAAACTACAAGAAGAAATTGAACATTAAGTAAAATGAAACAATTCTAGAAAAAGAAGATGTTTTTGATTTTGAAATTAAAGTAGATGATAGGTCTACTATAAAGAAGAGATTTAGTGGAAATCCTTATCCTCAGAGAGTTAGATACAGTGTTGACGTTAGAAAATTAATTCCTGAACTTATTTCAAACATCCAAGACATATTTTCACAAGAATATTTTGATGTGGAATATAGTGGAATTGAACTGTAATTTCTATTTATTATTAAACAAAAAAAGCTGGTAGATTATGGGGAAAAAAGTTACACTAGGATACTTGGGATACAAGTTCCAACAAGAATTAATAAATCAAATATTACATCCAGCTAATAAGAAATTTTCAGAGAGAATTATCGATATAATTCACGCTCCATACTTCGACAACGAGTACTTTAGACTACTTATGGTAACAATCAAAGATTATCATGAAAGGTTCGACAAAGTACCTGAGTGGGACACATTGGAAACGGTTTTAAAAATGGAGATTAACGATGTTGTAACACAAGATTACATATTTGCTATCACCAAAGAAATTAGAAACCTTGTGGTTAATGATTGGAAGTTTGTTCAAGAAAAATCACTTAATTTTTGTAGACAACAAGAGTTAAAAAAGGCAAATGACCAAATAACTGAAATTATAGATAAAGGTGACTTCGATAATTACGAAAGATGTTCTGAGATATTGAAGGATGCTTTATCTGTAGGAGCTGAGAAAGATGACGGAATAATGGTATCAGATGATTTCGAATCAGTATTAAAGGATGACTACAGAAATCCAGTTTCTACTGGAATAACTGGTATAGATGAAATTACCGATGGGGGAATATCAAAAGGTGAATTGGCGGTAGTTTTAGCACCTTACGGAGTAGGTAAAGCCCAACCATTAACATCTAAAATCTTAACACCTAAAGGGTGGACAACAATGGGTGATATTAATGTTGGTGATATAGTAATGGGGTCTAATAACGAAGTACAAAAAGTATTAGGAACATACCCACAAGGGGTTAGACCTATATATAAAGTTTCGTTTAATGATGGTACACATACGTATTGTGATGGTGACCACCTATGGAAGGTTAATAACCTAAATAGAAGACATTATTCACGTAAAAAAGGGTTAGACCCTTGGGATAGTTATAAGGTTCTAAAAACTACTGATATGATAGATAGTTTAAGGGTTACTAAAAATGATTCGTTAAACTACGCAATACCTGAATTAGGTGTGGTAGAATACTCTACTAGTGATGTACTATTAGACCCATACACGTTAGGTGTTATGTTAGGTGATGGTACATTAAAAGAGAACAACCAACCTAAATTCTTCACTAAAGATATTGAAATAATTAATAGAGTTAGTGAATCTATTGGTGAGGAATTCTTAAACACAACAAATAGAGAACGTATTATTGAATCAAACGATGGTGATATAATAATTAAAACCAAAAGAACATTGTACCACACATCAATATTGAGACATAATCAAATATTTAGAGATTTAGGTTTACGTGGTTGTAGTAGTGATAATAAATTTATACCTAGGAATTATTTAATTAATAGTGTAGAAGTTAGAGAGTCTTTATTACAAGGGTTAATTGATACTGATGGTGAAATTAATAGTGAAGGTAAGGTGATGTACACAACGATATCTAAACAATTATCGAAAGATGTTAGGGAATTAGTTTTATCGTTAGGTGGTAGATGTTATGTGAACACTAAAAACCCTAAATACAGTTATAAAGGTGGGGTTAAAGATGGTAAATTATCTTATAACTTATTTATTTCATTTCCAGATAACGGTATAAAACCAGCGTTTTTAAGTAGAAAAATAGAAAACTATAAACCTAGAACTAAATATACGAATAAATTAATTGAAAATATTCAATATTCCCATGATGAAGAAGCTAAATGTATTTATGTTTCGAATAGTAATCACTTATATGTTACGGATGATTATATTCTAACACATAACACCACCATTTTAACCAAGATAGCCAATTCAGCATATAATGCTGGATACAATGTTTTACAAATAATATTCGAGGATATGCCGAAGGTAATACAACGTAAACATGCGGCATGTTGGACAGGAATAAACCTTAATGAACTCTCAGAGAATAAGGAAGATGTGATTAAACAAGTTCAGGAAAGAACAGATAGAGAGAATCACTTAATAATTAAGAAATTTACCTCTGAAGGAGTAAACATTAATACAATTAGGTCCTACATAAGACACTTAATCTCAACAGGAATCAACCCTGATGTTATCATCTTAGATTACATAGATTGTGTTGAGTCTGTTAAATCATTCAATGAATCGTGGAATGGTAGAAGGAAATGTAATGAGAGCCTTTGAAACTATGTTAGTTGAATATGATATGGTGGGATGGACAGCTGTACAAGGTAACAGAAGTTCAATTTCATCAGATGTTGTAACGGGAGACCAAATGGGTGGGTCTATAAAAAGAGCTCAAATAGGACACTTTATCATTTCAGTGGCCAAAACATTACCACAAAAGGAAGCTGGATTAGCAACTATAGCCGTATTGAAATCTAGGTTTGGGAAAGATGGTGTTATATATGAGAACTGTACATTTGATAATGGAACAGTGTTTATCGATACAACAACATCAGATTCATTCTTAGGATATGAAAAGAAGGTTGAGGAGAAGGCGGAAGATAGAGTTCGTGATAGGATTCGAAGAGCGAAAGAACTCAAGGAAATGAATAGTAAAATGGTGAAAGAATCAACCAACCAATAACATCATAATAATAATAATAATTAAAAATTTAACAAAATGGAGTTATCAAATCAAATTTTGTCTGACATTACAGTTTATATGAAGTACGCCAAATATCTCCCTAAAAAGGAAAGAAGAGAGACATGGGATGAACTAGTAACTAGGAATAAAGAGATGCATCAAAGGAGATATCCTTTGTTAGCTGACGAGATAGAAGAAGCATACAAATTCGTATACGATAAGAAGGTACTTCCTTCAATGAGGTCAATGCAATTCGGTGGGAAACCGATTGAAATATCACCAAATAGAGTATACAACTGTTCATATTTACCAATCAACCATAAAGACTCATTTTCTGAGGCTATGTTCCTATTATTAGGTGGAACTGGTGTTGGGTATTCAGTACAGAAACATCACGTAGAGAAACTACCTGAAATTAGAAAACCAAACCCTAATAGAACAAGAAGGTACTTAATTGGTGACTCTATTGAAGGATGGGCTGATGCAATTAAAGTTTTAATGAAGTCTTACTTCGGTGATAATACATCTACACCAAGATTTGATTTTTCTGATATTAGAGCTAAGGGAAGTACTTTAGTGACATCAGGAGGTAAAGCACCTGGACCACAACCACTTAAAGATTGTATCCACAAGATTATAGGTATATTAGACACTAAGAAAGATAGTGATAAACTAACACCATTAGAAGTTCATGATATAGTATGTCATATTGCTGATGCTGTATTAGCGGGTGGTATTAGAAGAGCAGCACTTATATCTCTATTTTCAGCTGATGATGAAGAAATGATTTCTTGTAAATCAGGAAATTGGTGGGAACTTAATCCACAGAGAGGTAGAGCTAACAATTCAGTAGCTTTAATCAGAAGTAGAATTACTGAGACATATTTCAAAGATTTATGGAAGAGAATTGAGAATAGTAGGTCAGGTGAACCTGGTATCTATTTTACTAATGATAAAGATTGGGGGACGAATCCTTGCTGTGAAATAGCACTTAGAGAAAACCAATTCTGTAACCTATGTGAGGTAAATGTTTCGAATATTGAATCACAAGAAGATTATAATGAAAGGGTTAGAGCAGCAGCTTTTATAGGAACACTCCAAGCTGGATATACTGATTTCCATTACCTTAGGGATATATGGAAAAGAAACACTGAAAAAGATTCACTTATTGGTGTATCAATGACAGGTATCGCTTCAGGTGTTGTACTTAANTACGACATGACACAAGCAGCAAAACATCGTTAGAGAAGAGAATGCTAGAGTAGCTGAGTTGATTGGTATTAACCCATCAGCTAGACAAACAACTGTTAAACCAGCTGGATGTCAGATTCCTTCAACAATGAATTAAAACTAATAGAGGTAATATTTCACTAGATGAAATTTTTAAATTAAACGGTATCGATTTAGGTGAGAAACAAGATGAATATAGAGAATGGTATGATGTAAAAGAACCAATTAAAGTATATAATCATCTTAAATGAAGAGAAAAACATAACCAAATTATTTGTTAATGGATATGAAGAGACGGTTAAATTNACCATGGAAGATGANTCTATAATAGAGTGTACACCTAACCATAAATTTATGATGGTTGATGGTTCGTGGAAAGAAGCTAGAGACATAACCGAAGACGATGAATTTATGAGAAAATGAATGGACAAATAATAAAAATAACGTTAAATTAAAATTAAAAGAAATATTACATGAAAATTAAAAATAAAGAATTAACTAAGTCTTTCACTGTAGATATTGAGGTGGAAGACACCCCTATATATCAGTTAGAGAACGGTATAGTATCACATAACACCACATCTTTAACTTTAGGTACGTCATCAGGGATTCACGCTTGGCATAATGATTATTATATTAGAAGAATAAGAGTTGGTAAGAATGAAGTAATCTATACTTATTTAGCTATTTATCATCCTGAATTAATTGAAGATGATGTGTTTAGACCACATGATACGGCTGTAATTTCTGTACCACAGAAAGCACCTAAAGGGTCTATTCTTAGAACAGAGTCACCATTTGATTTATTAGAAAGAATTAAAAAGATTTCCATGGAATGGGTAAAACCTGGTCATATTAAAGGTATGAATACACACAATGTATCAGCAACAATTTCATTGAGAGATGATGAATGGGAAAAAGCTGGTGAATGGATGTGGGAAAATAGAGAACACTATAATGGTCTTTCTGTATTACCTTATAATGGTGGAACATACCAACAAGCACCATTCGAAGATTGTACTGAAGAAAAATACAATGAGATGATGAAATCATTAAGTTCTATTGATTTAAGTAAGATAGTGGAAACCGATGACAATACCGATTTAAGTGGAGAAATTGCCTGTGGTGGTGGAGGTGGAAGTTGTGATATAGATATCGACCTAACACAATTAGAAATCAAGGTTGAAACTACAAACACTAATAGTGATAAGTAAAAATTAAATGTGATATTACATTTAAAAACTAAACCCCTCAAAAATGAAGGGGTTTTTTGTGCACTACAGTTTTATAAATCTATGATTAAATTTCTTATACAGATATTTATAATAAAAAAAGGTTATGATTAGTATAAGGTTAGTTAGTAATTTATTTGGGTATAAGTAATGGCGGAGCGATTTATAAACATAGAATTCCCATTTCATGATGATAATAAAGGTAAGTTCTTATCAATGAATAATATTAGTGAGAGGGCTATTAAATCAGATTTAATGCACCTATTACTAACTAATAATAATGAGAGACTGTATCTACCAAGTTTTGGGGCTAATTTAAGAAAATATTTATTCGAACAAAATGACAATGAAGTACAAGGTAGAATAAAAGAAGAGATACAAACAGCTGTATCAAAGTTTATCCCAAACCTAAAGGTTGATGAGATATCATTAAAAGCTGGTGAGGATGGTCAACTAAGGGATGAACATCATGTATTAGTAACAATAGATTATACAGTAACGGAAGGTACTTTTAAGAGAAGTGATTCTGTAGAAATAAAACTATAATTATGGCAAAAAAGATAAATTATTTCGCAAGAAATTTCGTAGATGTACGTACAGAGTTATTCAACTTTATAAAACAGTACTACCCAAACCTATTTAGTGATTTTAATGATGCGTCTGTGGGTACGATGTTATTAGAACTTAATGCAGCTACCGCTGATATGTTATCGTTCCACACAGATAGAATGTTCCAAGAAACACAGATTGATTATGCACAAGAAAGAAAATCAGTTATGTCTATAGCGAGAACTTTAGGTTTAAAAGTACCTGGACAAAGACCTAGTGTAACTATGGTAGATTTCTCAGTAATAGTACCACCATTAGGTGATTCATGGGACCAAAGATATGCACCTAAACTAAGATATGGAGCACAAGCTGTTGGTGGGGGTCAAACATTTGAATCGTTAGAGGATATAGATTTTTCCTCAGCTTTTAGTTCAGGTGGAATCCCTAATAGACTTATATTACCTAACATTGATGTTAATGGTACATTAATTAACTACACTATCGTGAAGAGAGAGTTAGTAGTTAATGGTACAACAAAGGTATTTAAAAAGGTAATAAATGGTACTGATATTAAACCATTTTTGGAAATAGTACTACCAGACCAAAACGTCTTATCAATAGAAAGTGTCATTATGAAAGAAGGGACTAACCTAATAACAGCACCAACACTAGATGAGTTTGTAGATTTCAACCTTAGATGGTGGGAAATGGATTCATTAGCTGAAGATAAAGTATTCATTGAAGATACTACTAGGGAAAGTGATAACCCAGGTATTAAAATGGGAAAGTGGGTTGATACAACACAAAGATTTTATAAAGAATACACTGATTTAGGGTTCTGTAAAATAACTTTCGGTAGTGGTAATGATGGTGAGGACCTATTATCACAATTCGGTAATAATGCATTCACAAACCAAATAGGTGACTTTATTAATACAACAGCTTTAGGTGAAAATACCTAAACCTAATAACACTATGTATATTAGATATAGAATTGGTGGTGGTTCAAAAAGTAATGTTGGGACAAATGTGATTAATGGCGTTGGATTAAACACAATGACAATACAAGGTCCGAACGTTAACACAAATGATGCGGTTAGAAGGTCATTAAGAGTGAATAACCCGATACCAGCATTTGGTGGTAATGGGGCACCTTCAATAGAACAAGTAAGACAAATGACCAAATACAACTTCGCAGCACAAAATAGAGCTGTGGTTATCAAAGATTACCTATCTAGAATCCAATTGATGCCAGGTAAGTATGGTGTACCATTTAGATTGGGTGTAGGTGAAGACCAAAACAAGGTTGAGATATTTGTATTAGGATTAGATTCTAACGGTAAATTAAGTAACTCATCAACAAACGCTTTAAAAGAAAATATGGCATCTTATTTAGCTGACTACAGAATGTTAAATGATTACGTTCTTATTAGTGATGGTAGAATTATAAATTTATCTTTTGAGTTAGATTTATTCATTGATAAAGCGTATAATCAAGCTGAAATAATTAACAACACAATACAAAAAATAATAGATTATTTTGATGTAAATAAGTGGGATATGGGAGAATCAATCTACCTAGGTCAATTAACTGAAACTGTTAATAATGTCGGTGGTGTTATAAATGTAACTGATATTAGAGTATTTAATGAGGTTGGTGGTGAATATTCACTAAACGAAATTAGTCAACCATACTTAGACCAATCTACTAGACAAATAGACCTTAGTGAGGATTACGCTTTATTTGGGGAAAATAAAACAATGTTTGAAATTAGAAAACCTAGTAGTGATATTCGTATCCGTGTTAAGGATGTGTCGGTCAAATAACTTCAAACATAGTTGTTGTTTTTCATAACTCAGTGATATTTATAATAAAAAGGTTATGAAGTGTATATATTGTGGTGGTGACACCAAAAAAACTGGTAAAAACAATAACAAACAAAGATATAAGTGTGATAATGGGTGTAGAACATTTAATGAAGACACATTAAAAAGATTAAAGGGTAGGGAAGAAAAATATAATAAAATAAAAAAAATGTATTTAGAGGAGAAATTATCAACGACTGAAATAGGTAAACGATTAGGTGTATCATCAACCATACCACAAAGGATATTAAAATCCATGGGCCTAACTCGTTCCATTAGTGAAGCTAAGAAAGGTAAAAAGATGGGTAGTAAATTACCTACGACTAAAATAGTGGATATGTATCTAAATGGTAAGTCATCAATAACTATAGCAAAAGAATTGGGTTGTAGTAAATCATCAGTGTTAAAAATATTAAGGGATAATGGTGTGGAAAGGGATAATACATACGAATACCCCAACCTGCATACTGATGAGGTAAAACAACTATATGAAAATGGTGATTCAATGGTAACAGTAAGTAACAAACTTAATATGTCGTATAGTGTGGTAAATCGTATTTTACATAAGTTAAACATTGTTAGAACGGAAGATAAATACGGTATTGGTATGGATTATGAAATATATTTAGAAACATTATCTAAAATATATAAATATAAAAGTGATGTATATAAAATAACAAATAAACAACCAATAAACAAATTACCTAATTACGATAAAAGAGGGTTAGCTGGTATAGTGGGGTCTTATCATTTAGACCATAAATATTCTGTGATGGAGGGTTATAGAAATGGAATAGACCCAAAGATAATTGGTCATATCACTAATTTAGAATTCATCCCATGGTTTGAAAATATTAGTAAAAAAGATAAATGTTCAATAACGATTGAGGTATTAAACGAGTTATATAACAAAGATACCAATAATGGATGATAGAATTAAACAGATAATAGGGAGTAGGAAAAACGCCGTTTCTACTGATACGGATACTAATCTAACCATAAGTTTTGATAATACAAGTAGGTTAGTAAAAACCAATTCAAATCAAATTAATAGTATTATAGGGGTAGATGACCAATTCAATTTAGAAAGACACGAATCAACTTTATATAGGATGTTAGGTAGAATAAACCTAATCACAGCCAATGAGTTGACACAAGGTGATGGTGGTAATAATAGAAGTACAACTGACACAGATTGGGACCCATTATTTACAGAATTTTTAAACTCAAATGGATTACCAGTTAGAACACCTAATAATTGGGTAGTTCAAATATGTTATCCATCGAAGATGATTGACACATACCCTGTATGGGGGGTTAATAAACCTATTAGTTTAGGTATGGAGATAACATCATTATCAAGTAATAACCCATCAGGTAATAGAAGTTTATTAGTTATCACGACAACACAAAAACATAAATTAAGTGAGGGTGACTATGTCCATATAAACGACATAGTAAACACGAACCAATATCAAGGTATTCATAAGGTGTTTGAATTAGGTGAAAATGGTTCTAATTTAGATACTAAAGTTACATTAGAGACATCATGGAAAGGTGATATCACTAATCAGATGTTCTTGAATAGAGTTGTTAATACTTCAGATGAAGATGTACAATTTATTGGCTCAACAACTATGTCATCATTTAATGACTCTGATATTAGTGGTACAACAACCAATACTAACTATATAACTGTCACAACATCAGTAGCACATGATTTAGGGGTAAATGATTACGTTGAACTGAGAAACCCTAATGGTGGTTTCTTAAATGGGTTCCATAGGGTGACATATATTGTGGATGATTTTAAATATACTATAAGGTCACTAAATACAGCACCATCCCCAACAGGGTATAAGTATAGACGAATGGATGGTACACCTTCTGATTATTACGTTAGAGAGTTTGAATTACTAACAGCTAATGATTATGAAACATATAATGCAGCTTTTAGTTCATCAATATACCCTGAAACAGCCGTAAGTGAATTCGGTATATCTAATGGTACATGGTTATTCCATTTTAACAAAGATGTTGACACATATGACTTAATTAGTCATAGAGGTGGTATCGTTAATGAATTAAAGGTGTGTTTCTTAAAAAGAGCTGGTGAGTTTCCATTCGATTGGTCAAATGTAACCTCACATTGGGAATTTGATTTCGGACAAGCTAATACAACAAATGGTTTAGAGACTGTATCTACCAGAGTTGTAGGTGGTGTTGGTACTATTGAAAAGAATACATCAAGAACAATCTATCAGGAAGGTGAAAAATATATTGGTGACATTGTTGAATATAATAGAAAAGAGATTAGAGAAAAGGTATTAACTGAAGTTGTATTCAGGTTTGGTATACATTCAGGTGTAATCACTAATAACAATATACCACCAAATCCAGCATTAATTACGGGGATAGAAACAATTACAACAGCTAACCCTAATCTTGAAGGGTATTACTATAAACCATTCAAGACTATGGATATTAAGAAATTCTCTAATACTATTGAAGATGCAGACCCTGAAGATAATGTAGCTGGTATACCAGCTGATTTTGAATTGTATTCAGATGGTAGTATGTCTTGGAGAGATTTACTACCTGATGGTTTCATTGAGGAAGGAACAAACGGTGTTAATTGGCCATTTTTAAATGGTAGACACTACATATACTCTAATAATTACATATACATTAGAAGACAAAACCCATATGTGGTTATAGACCAAAGTGGTCTTGTCTCAGTTAACCCTAAAAATGTTTGTTAATGATACATAGATATCAAATAAATAGAAGAAGATTATTAGGACCTAATAGGTCGATAGTATCAGCTGCAACAACAACTTGGATTAGTGGTGAAACATTAAATAATATACAAAATAAATCAGTTACTAATTCCATAGAGTTCGACCAAGAGATTTATAATAAAAATATTGTAATCCCTATTGAGTTAAAATTTGAACCAATGGATTATTCTGATATAATAGATAAATGGGTCGATGATGAAACACAAAGAGCTATTAATAAAATTGAAGATGGAGAAAAAGTTAAATATACAAGTTACATACCTAATCTAGAGATTGAATTTAGATTTTTAGATAGGAATACCAACCAATATTCAAACTTATATAATAGTAATGGGTTTAATACACCTTACGATTTTAAACTTAATAGGTTTAAAAAAAGTTACTTCAGATTATATTTCTATGATAGTAATACTGGTGAAACAGCTAATTTATTATTTACTGAAGATATTGATGTTATAGATAACGATGCTGCGGTATTCCCATTAAAAAGACTGTATTGGGATAGAGATGATAGTTTAATGTTTAATTCATTTACTAACAGAACTATCTATATGGAGGGAAGATTCTTTAACGCGAATACTGGACAGATACAAACCCTCTACAATCTACCAACATCGTTTACATCCCCTATTGGGATTGACACTTATAGTGATACAAATAATCGTGGATGGAGGACAAGTCCAATACAATTAATTAACCCGAACAATGTTAATGGTGACCATAGATTTATGCCTGTACAAGGTGTAGGTGGTACAACAGCTATTAAAATAACACTTTCAGAATTTATTTTAACGTAATGGATTACATAAATAGAAAAGTACGTTTAGACTTAAGTTTAAGACCGTATGATAGTGGTGGTGATGGTAAGATAGATTCATTAACTGTTTCAGCTATAACTAAAAACATACAAGTTCCATTAAGATTAACATTTGATGATATGGGTATTTTTGAAACGGTACCACTTGAGGAAAGGTTAGATATTATTGATATCAGTAGTATATGGGATGATACTATAAAAGGTTCCGATACAGCACAGCCACCACCAACATTTACTGGGGTAACTTCTGATTGGGGAAGTGGTGATTCTAACGGTGGTGGAACACAAACTAATTCACTTATTGTTGATTATTGTTCTGACATTACAGCGGAGAATTACCAAGGGTTAAGTTTTGTTAATGGTGACGCAATATTAAGTTCATCTGGTGGTACATCACCAAACTTAATTAATCAATCATCGTCATATTCAGCACCACTACCAACATTTAATCAATGTTGTTGTGTATACACAGATAATGGACAACAAAGTGGCGGTGATGTTGGTGATATTGGTGGTATGAGTGTTTCATTCATACAAAACAAAGTAAGTACAACTAGTAATGATGAATGTGATTGGATTGTTGCTAGTAGTTTAGCAGCAGCTTGGGCATTATACCAACCGACAGCTATCGCTGACGCTAATGCACATTGTATACAAATGGGTCACCCTGGTGTCAACTATGATTTCGGGTCCCTATATCCATCCACATCTGGGGCATGTGATACTTGGAGTGTTTTTGGACCAAGAATTATTGGTGTTGTATTAAATACGGCAGGTTCTGAAGAAGGGTATTGTTGTTATGATAACACGACTGTTGAGTCAGGACAAGCAACAAATTATACCAAGGAAGGTAACATATGGGGGCCAGCCATTGACACCCACCAAACAGGGTTTAATAATGGTAACCCTTATAACCCTTTACCACAATATGTAACTTATGAAACGACAGCACCATATAGATACACAGAATCAGGAACAGGTGGGTCAAGTGATACACCAACTACACTTTGTAATGGTATGACAACTGAAAACTTCTTTGATTGTTTACATGATTGGAGTAACCCTAACATAAATGTTGGGGCGACAATTCATGGTGATTTGGTACCTGAAAATTATTGTTCCTCAACCCAAAATTTTCCAAACTATTTCTGTCATGGTAAACAAAAGATAGTATCAATAACAGATTCTAATTATGGCTTAGGTGCACAACTACCTGATTATAATACAATGGCTCAAAACGGACCTTATGGAACTAATTTCCCATGTGTACATGCAGCAAAAACATATAAATTATCATATTGTTTCCAATGTGCTAAAACTTAAACAAAAGAATTATGGGAATAGTAACAGGAATAACACAAGACAAACTAAATTTAATTAAAACATATGACCCTTCACAACCATATATAGTTGGTAGAAATGGTGTGACAGCGGTATACACAGATTCAGATGGTGTTAAAAATATTAAATACACGATAGGTAGTATCGATTACCACACAAAACTAATAAAAGAATTCACCAATCCAAGGAGACCGATAGGGGTTGAAACAGCACCTAATTTAAACACAATATTTAGTAGTACTAGAAGTTATCTACCTTCTAGAGATGTTAATACTAGTGGTAGGAGAAAAATTATTGGACCATCACAACCTCCAGATATAGTAAACCCAACAACATTTAGGTATACAACACAACAAAAACAAGAGACTGATTATTTCGTTTTTAAAGATGAGGCTAAAATGGGTGTAGTATTTCAACCGAAAGTACTTGAGGAAGTATTTATAGAAAGAGAAAGTATTTCCATATTTGAATCACAAGCTAGATTAGGTGAGATAATATCCTTAGAAGGATTAACGGAATACAATAACGGATTTTATAATATAACAAAATTAGAATAAGATGGCAACAGGAAATTACGGAACAGTAAGACCAGCTGATGTTGGTGTAAACGATGTAGATATATTTTATACTTACACACCTAATAGGGAAACTCCCCCAACAATTCCAGTACAAACATTGGAATCTACAAATGTATTAACCCCACTATTACACCCTAAAGATGTTAATGGTAATTTACCAGTATTAGGTGGGTTATATAATTTAGCATTACCAGCAGCTAACTTCTCAGCAAAAGGATTTTATACGATAGTGATTAGACCAAAAGAAATTAGATTGAAGATTACAGATTGTGGTGTATTATCAGCATTTCCTAATATTAAAGGGTTAGTATTTGATAAATCTAAATTACCTAACGAACTAACAGCTAATAATTCAATGGTTGGTTATAGAATCGAGTACTATAATGATGCTGGTAATAAAATACCTAACTTTTTTAGGATTATAACATCATCTAATTCAGCTGAACCTGTAAACCAAAACTTACAAAATACTGTTCAGAAATCGATTAGATATAGATTTAACGATACAGCTAGTTTAATATACTGTACATTAACACCTAGTTCAGCATCTAATGTTACACCTAATAGAATACCATATATTGGTGAACCTAATCAAGACATTGTTTTAACTAATACATTCTTCAACCCGATAACAATCGAGGTTGAGATGGTTGAACATGATTTTGATACAATAGCTCACGGTATATTTGGTAATCAAATTAAATCTATTGTTGATGGTAAGTACACTATCTATGATAATGAAAACAACATATACAAACAATATAACCTATATGAAATTCAGGATGAATTTACTAGTGAACCTCTACATGAAGTTAGAGAGGAAACTACTGAAATCGATTTTAATAAGAATTTTGATAATATAACGAACACTAATAACTAAAACAACCAATAGATGGCTAATAAGAGAGTAGTTCCAGGGTCGCTAACTGATGCGTATAGAAAAGGTCATGGTGATTTTTCACCTAATTTAGTTGGTTTACAATTAACTAAAGGTACACCTTTATTCACATTGGGTAATTTCACTGTAACGACAAATATAGACCCTAAGGTTGATACTGAATTTAATACTGATGTATATTCAGATGAGTTCACGTTAAATAGTTTAGATTTAACTGAACAACAATCATATAATTTAGTTAGTAATAATATCTATACAACACTAAACTTAGACCCGAATGACTTATCTAGATTTGTGTATTACGGTAGTTTTGTTGAATTTTTAAGAGTTAATTTAGAAGGTTCTATTAGTAAATGGAAAGGTTCGTTATTTATTACAGATGATGAAGGTGGGTATAGTGACGTATATAAAAACACTATATTAGGTTACAATTACAATCAATTAATGGATGAATCTGTGATGACAATACCAACACTATTCATTCAAAATAAATTTAACTTAATCACAAATGATTTAGGTGGGTTTAAATTAGACCCAACAGACATTTCAAATATAAAATTAAATTATGATAGTTACGAGATTAGTAATGAGAATGGTAAGTTTAATATATTAGGGTATACAGGTGACACTAAAAATGTAAATGGTTTAACTGATGACCCATATATTAGATTAGTTGTTAAAGGTAACCCATTCCCAACATTGTCAGCAACAACATTCGGGACATTCAAATACCATTTAAAGCCTAAAGATTATGTTGTTGATAGACTATTCTTCGATAACTTATCAGATTTTGAGAATTTACTCTTAAACAGACTAACAGCACCAAAGTATACTTGTATGTTTGAATCACCTGTAGAAACGGAATCTGGTATACTACTATTAGCAAGAAAGACATTTACTTGGCCAACAACAGATGGTTTTAATTTAGATATAGATACGATAGAATATGGGTTATATGTAGACAGCCTATTAAAGATGGGTATAGATTATGATAGACTTAAGTCTAATATAATTTCTAGAAGATTTGTATCGAGTTCCATACATGAATATGATACTGATGATGGTACCAATGACGAATCACAAGGTAGGAAGATAAACAAACTGTTAAAATATATGGTAGAGAATTTGATGAAATTAAAAATATACTGATGGTATTAAGTTTGCTAATGTAGTTACCTACAATAAAAGAGATAATATACCTGACGAATTAATTAAGAATATGGCTAAAACCTTAGGTTTCGAAGCTATTAAATCAGTGTCAGATAATAAACTTATATCGTATATAACTAAATCTAATCAAGCTGTATTCTCTGGACAATCTAGAAGTTTGTCTATACAAGAGATTGATATCGAATTATGGAGAAGACTAGTCATAAATGCTTGGTGGTTATATAAATCAAAAGGTACTAGAAAAGTTATTGAATTTTTCATAAAACTATTTGGATTAGGTGAATGTTTGGTGAACTTAGATGAGTGCGTCTATGTGGCAGATAATAAACTGAATGTTAATGATACATTTACTAAGATAGAAGAAATATTAACCATAGGTGAACCATCAGGTANAACGATAACGGTTGATAAGAATTTATACCCGATTGATGAACAAGGATTCCCAAGGGTACTACCTAACTCACCTAACTACTATTTCCAAATGAATGGTTTTTGGTATAATGGTGGTACACAAAAANCTGTTGGTAATAACCCACACTTCGGACCATATGATTACGGTAGTGCTTATTTCGATAAGTTTAGATGTTTTATTGATGGTTATTCAGGTAAAACAATTGAAACACAACAAGAATATATTGAAACAGTAAATTTATTCTCGGACTACAATAATGGTGATGTTGAGATTACATTTGAAGATGGGAAACCATTGATGGATTATGGTACGACTTATGCTAATATCATGATAAATGATGATAGAATTGAGGGGTCAGAATTAATATCAGCTGGATTCACAACAGAAAATTCTAGAACTGGTAGAGGGTCAATTAAAATGACATTTACTTGTGGTGATGATTGTGTTGTTGAACCTTGTCCTAAGTTTGAGTTAGATATGGAAACAGGTGTTGTTTACTATATTGATGAGAACGGTAATAAAGTACCTATGGACCAAAGTTGTTGTGAGTTCTATAATTTCGTATATGAGAGTAATTCAAATTCGTTAACGTATAGATATACTGAACCTGAACAGAGTTCGGTTATTAACAAGAAGTACGAGTTAGGTGTTAGGAAGAATTATGGAGACCAAATTTTAGTTAAGAATACAAAATTTTGTTATTGGTGTCCTAGAACAATTATTATTTGTGATTTTGGCACATACATACGGACTATTATAAAGATGGAAGGATATGATGGTATCCTAAATATATTATTAACTGAAGGACTTATAACAGAAGGACAAATACCAAAGTTTATTGAACAATGGAATGACCCAATAGCACAACAATCCATAATCATTAGGTTAACCAATTACCTAAATGAAAAATACAATGGGTATTGTCTTATTGTACATGAAGGATTTGAAAATGTTAGTAAGAAATGTTGTGAAATTAGAGGAGGTCAATGGACTAATATAAACGCGACAGGTTTAAAAGGTGGGGGTGGGGTAGTAATACCAGATTGGAAATGTGTAATGCCCCAAAACGACCCATGTTTAACTAAGGATGAATTAGAGTTGATTATATTAGAAGATGGTGGTTGTGGTATATCTAAAGAATGTTGTACCAAAGCATTTGGTGATGGACATTGGAATGGACTTATCCAAATCTTTGATATTAGACCAGGTGTTAAAGATGGAACACTTGTAGATAAGTCACAAACAATACTTGGACCATGTGGTAATGTAGAACCATTACCTTGTCCTAACATTAAGAATTTAAGTTTAAATATAGTAGCACCAGGTATTACTCAAATAGTTGGTATTACTAGACCTGAATGTTGTACAAAAAGTGTTACAGGGTCTATAACTGGAACGCCTGTTACATGGGATGGTAAGAAATGTATATTTACAACAAATGTTTTCAAACCGATAACACAAATTAAAAATAGAATATAATGTCGCCCAATTTAATAAGTACACCAGGTTGTACAATATGTCCAACACCAATCTACATCTTTCAAGATGTTGATGGTATAGATAAATACGTTATATTAGATACTAATAATTCACCCATACCAATCAGTCAGGCTTGTTGTATGTATATTAAAAATAATAGTAGTAACGCTGAATGGGTTACTACTAGCAGCAGGTTACTTATTGTAGAGCTAAATTCTGTGATGCAGTAGTGTTTAGTGGTAATATTAATAGTAAAGAAACAACCCAAGAGTGTTGTGAAGTACAAGGTTTCTATTGGAGTACATCTAATGGTAGATGTTACAAATGTAACCCTAATGAAAGTATACAAGAAGTGTTCATCAATGGGGTATCTACCCAAGAGTACATAACATATAATGGTACGCAAACTAGTCCAATCACATCTCTAGAATGTTGTAATTTAACTGGTGGTACATTAATAACAGATGAGAATGGTAATATAAGATGTATCATCCCACCACCACCAAAAACTATTTGAAAGATAATTATATAATATATGGCACAATTTCAAAAACAGTATTCATCACCACTTGGTTCAGTGGGTTGTAAAGACCCAATGGCATCTAACTATGACTGNGTCGGAGATGCATCAATAGCTTGTACTAACTGTTGTTCATATAAAAAAATAGGTGTTATTGGGTGTACTGACCCAATAGCATCTAACTATAATCCTAATGCATCAATACCTTGCACTGACTGTTGTTTATATAAAGCACAAAGTGGATTTGTTAGTAATTTAGTTCCATTAGGGCCTATTAAATCATACCCATATCAAATTAATTCTGAGGTTGGTGTTTGTATTAGGGACACCGAATTTAACACTAATTGGATAACTAGTAGTGGTAATAGTTATTCTAGTGGGTTTTTCACATACCAACAGAAATTAAATGATATAACACAAGGAGCAATACCACCTTATGTGCCTAATTGGGATAATCAAGGTACTATGTCGAATATATGGTTTGCATTTGATATACTATTACTTAATCTACCTAATTCTAGAGTTTATATAAATAGTTCAGATTTAACACCATGGATTATTCCATTGTATAGTAGTTTAAATCCAGATGTAACAAACCCTAATTTAGATAGACTTACTACTGATTGTAATAGAGTTGGTGGTACAGTCTACATATATCAAGGTAAAAATATTGGTAATACACCAGTAGGAACTTTACCATACGCAAAAGAATTGAATTCGTTAAAAAATAGTAGAGATACTGTTAGTAATGAATATAATAATCTTAAAGAGCTTTTATTTTCTATAACGAGAGAACCAACAGTTGAAGAAACAGCTAAATTAGAAGAATTACAAAGTAAATTAAATAAGTACAATGAAGAAATAAGAATAAAAAATCTTTCAATAAAAGAAATTCTTAATTCTAAGTTATTAACCGTTACAACTAATAGTGACCATTTCGCGGCGTGTTTATGTGGACAAAAACAAAATATACCTTGTAAAACAATAGATATTAAAAGAAATGTTCACCCTATTACGATAAAAGATTCTGTATGTATTACAACATATAAAGAATATCTACAAGTATTAAAGAACCAACAATCAAGTGGTTGGGGTCAATTTAACTATCTGTACCCAGATAATATACAGACAACATTCTTTAATACATTTGTGTTAGAATCATTAGGGTTAACACCAGTTGATGCGTTATTTGTAATACTTAATACACAAAATACCACCATATCAACATACCCTGAAGGTACAATGACAGGTAGAGGTAGAGCACTATTATTGATTAAAAACGCTTTCTTGAATGGTGGTAATCTTTGGTTACCATTAGACCCTAGTTTATCTATGGATATCATCAATACAGCTGAATGTTGTAAAGTTGTTGGCGGTATTTGGAAACAAGGTAGTTATACAGTAACTAGTAGTAATAAAACAGGTATCATAGAAAAAAGTTATGAAACTGGTGTTTGTATGTGTAAAGAACTAGCACCACCATGTCCGACATTACAAGATGGTACGATACACATTCAAGAAGACCCAAGAGTTGGTTCATTCATTAAAGGTATTAAAGAAGGTTGTTGTGATAATAATTCATTAAATTATAGTGGATTAGGCCAATGGACTTGGAATCCTGAATTAAGGGTTTGTGAATTAGTATTGGAAGACAATATGTGTGCTGAACCTACCACAATAACAATAAACGAGACGGTAATTGAGACAGGTGATTGTGATGAGGTTACTATATCCGCTTATATATATTTTACAGAACCTACTGATAAATGTGATGGTGGCGTACCTATTAATAATTTGGAACCATCTTTAGGTAATAGTATGACAGCTTTATATAGGAATCCACCAATAACAGTTGAAGGGATATCTAAATACAGTACCGAGAAAAATTGGTCTGAGACAACCAATCTTAAAAATCCAAATATAACTAAAACACCTAACAGTATAAGGCCACAATCTGTTGGTAACGTAGTGGTACCACTAGACCCAGTAAAACCATCACAACTTATTGAAGGTAAATGTTGTTACGACACTAGTACACCAATAGAAGCTAGACTTATTATACAAAATGAATCAATAGGTGTTGCTACACTTGATTTTGTGGATACATTTACAACAACACAAACGAATCTTAACACAAATACTAACGTTGGTTCAGGATTTAATACTTGGGTTAAATTAACAACAACTGTTTCTAATGTGGCTAATAGTTCATTTGATATTGCGGTTGAATTTACACAAGGTTTATTTAAATGTTGTAATTATGATATCTATTTTGATGACATTAAAGTCGGATGTCAGCAAACAGGTGTTAGAACAATTTATGAAAAAGAAAAATGTGTTGGGTTTGACCTTAGACACGTAATTGATAATAAGAAATCTTGGGTATACAACCCAGGTAGAGATACGATAAGTGATGACATCTATGATATTATTACTAGACGTAATGGTACAAGAGGATTAATTAATGAAACTAATTTTGCTGGTGATACAGGTCATGGTGTAATTAATAGAACATTTGCACCAAGTCAAGATGCTGAATTACCTTTTAGAGATACAGATTACTTTAATTTCCACGGTGTTGTTGAAAAACATAGTAAGTTAGTGTTAAATAGTAAGGAAGTAGTTCTACAATTTAATATGTGTGCTGATAATGATTGTCTGATTAATCCAGCGTTCTTAATAGATGATGATGGTCAATATATATTAGATGATGATGGTGGTAGAATCATTGTTGGACCTTACACACCATTCCCTAATCTATTACAATTAGAGAACTTTAAGAAAACATTCCAAGGATTTTGGTTACAATTTATGGAACAATTTATACCAGCTACGACAATATTTATATCGGGTGAAAAATGGTGTAACTCAAGAATATGTGAACAAATGATTGTTGATGATTATTTCTTAGATAATCGGGTAGGTGAGGAATTGAGTCAACCACCTGTTACTCAGAATGTAACCGAAACGCCTAATCAAATAGACGCTAATAATGAACCATTACCTAACCCCATTAATAAATCTAATGGTGAACTAGGTAATACAACACCAATAGGAAAAACAGGTAACACAGGTGTTAATAACCCTATAGGGCCATTGGAAATTGGTAACACAAAATTATACGCGTTGGATAACATAGACCCAGATTTATATAGAAAGAGGGTGTATAGAGAAGTTAAACCATAAGGTAAACTTCACATATTAATATATGAAATTATTTTATAGAAATGGGTATAATTTGTAGTCCACAGAAACAGAATCCAACGTTACAGGATTTAATAACTCAACAGACCAATAGGGATATAGGGTTAAGTAGTGTGTTTAATGTTAACACAAACATAGTATCATGCATTGAAAGATACGAAAGTCCTGAATATATTATGAGTGGTTCTTGTAAACCTGTTACTGGTTTAACTATTGGGTGTCCTGATGGTTATACTATGGAATATGGTAACGATGTTTGTGTTAAGATAACAACAACAGGAGCTACGGCAACAGCTGGTTCAGGTACAACAATTACAGCTGGTACTGTTACTACACAAAACGGTTCATTGGGAACTTATTTTTATGAAAACATTCAGAATAGAAAATTCCCTATTTCTAGGATAGGCCCTACAGAATATAATTTAACTGATAGTGATGGATATTCTATAACAGCTACAAATATTGTAGTACATGATACTTTTTGGGATTCAAACGGGTCAACTACACAAGGTAGGTTGAACTTAACTGGGATATATCAAGCAGCTTCTGAGTTCAGAGGTGTATCTTATTGTTTTGTAGAACATTCCGCTACCACATATTATATAGGGTATGGTACTGGTAATGGTAGTGGTACTTCTAGATTAACTATTGATGGTGAGGTGATTATAGATACAGAATCTTCAATAGATTATGACTATAAAATATGGAATGTAATACCTTGGTACTTTACCTCAGGTAAACATATCATAGAATATGAAGCTAATACTGTTAATTCATCAGCAATTGAGGTTTATAAGCCTAATTCATTAGGTCAATTAACTGGGGCGACAACATCAGGTGATACAGGTGTAGTATTTTCTACAGCATATAGAGTTGGTACACCATACGATTTAGGTATAACAGCTGGATACACTTGTTTTAGTGGGTATTCAATGGATACCTGTGGTACAGGTTTAACTTGTACTTTATTAGACTACACAGACTTAGTGACAGTAGAACCTGATTGTTACTATAACTTATCAGAAGTAGAAGACTTTAATCTCATATTTAACTTCACAGGTAGTACACAATATACTGGGTATACAGGTGAGTTTTGTTATACATTAGACAACCAATTACCAGCGAAACCATTTGTACCTGTATGTACACCATATAGTGGTATAACTGGGTCAACATTAGTAGGTAACTTAGGATTAAGTGACTTATCTAGGGTTGATAATGAGTATATATTACATACTTGGAATGTGTTTGAATCTCAATGTAAAGAGGGGTTAACTATTGATACATCAAAGTATATACCAAGAAATACAGATGGGGATTATTACTTTATAACAACAGTAAACCCACCAGTACCAATATTACAACAAATACCTAACAACATATTCGAAGGTATATCCTTTATGAATGAAACAATATTCCCACAGACTAATGGGTCTAATACATTCGTTTTAAATAGTCCACCAGTTGGTAATACTGTTGTTGTGTCTGTTAATGGTATAACTATTAAAGATAGTGATTATACAGTGAGTTCCGTGGATTCTAAGTTAGTAACCTTTGTTTCTGGTATAACATTAGAAAAGAGAGATGTAGTCCAAGCTTACTACAATAAATCAACAAGTACAAGTAGTGAAATATTAGGTGTTAATAGTCCTGTTAAATTAGAAATGTTCGCTGTAACAGGTATAAGTACAGATGTAATTAGTAATTTTTCCGCTACAACATATGAAAATATAGTTAATTACAACACTGAAAGTGAAAGGTTAGAGGTATTCTTAACGGAGAAAATTGACCCAGCTATTGAACCTGTGGTTACAATAAATGGGGTTAATGTAGCCTATAATTATGATGTATTCAAATCCAATATAGTGGATAATAAGTTGGTATTTGCTGAAGGTGTTAATATTAAAACTAATGATGTAATATCGGTATACTATTACTACAGTGGATTCAATAGTGTTGGAGATTTAGGTCAATTACTAACAGATACAGTAACCATAAATTGGACCTCACAACTTAATCTAATACCAGATACTATTGGTTCGTATGGTAGATTTACTGTTGAAGCGGCTTATGCTGATGACCCAACATTCAGTAACCCCAGTTATTTCAGACATTAGTGTTTATAATAATGGTTCTTCGACTTATTCTTTAAATATAGGACCAATAACAACAACATCTGTTAGTAATTACATATATAGAGTGAAATTTACAAAAGGGTATAGAACGGAAATTGTTCAGAATACTTATACAACTGAAAGTATTAGTACAATAGGTTCATTCAGTTTAAATTGGGCTTATATAAACAACACTAAGTATTAATGAATAAATCAATAAGAATACGGACAATACCTAGGGGAAAGTAAGAATATCCAACTAAAGGTAGAACAAGATTTTGATGTCTTAGAGATATTAAGTCTTAAGATAAGCCAAGAAGACCTATATACATCTTTTTGTGCTAACTATGGTGTTGTGGTTGGTAGAGTGATTGCTAATGAAGGTTTTGGTGTACCAAATGCTAAAGTATCGGTATTCGTACCAATTAGTGATGAAGATGAAAAGAATGACCTTATTAAAGATTTATACCCATTCAAAACAGTATCTTCTAAAAATAAGAACGTAAGATATAATTTACTATTAAGTAAGGCTACCTGTGAATTGAATTCAGCCGTTGGGACATTCCCAACTAAAGAGGAGGTACTTAACAACGATATCATGATTGAGGTATTCGATAAGTATTACAAATACACTACAAAGACTAATGGTTCTGGTGATTATATGATATTTGGTGTACCAACAGGCCAACAAACAGTTCACATGGATGTAGATTTTAAGTGATGCTGGTGTATTTAGTATTAGACCTTATGACCTAATAGATAATGGTTATAGTGAGAAGTTATTTAAGGGTAGAACTGAATTTAAGAAATCAGAAAATTTAGATGTATTACCACAAATTAAGAGTGGTAACAAAGGTGTTGATGTTATCCCGTTTTGGGGTGATGATGAAATATGCCAAATAGGAATCACTAGGGTTGATTTCGATACGAACTTTAAATTTGAACCAACATCTATATTGATGGGGTCAGTATTTACTGATAACGGTAAGAACTCATTAAATAAGAGATGTAACCCTAAAAATGATATGGGTGACCATAATGAGTTAAGAACGGGACCTGCTTTATTAGAAGTTATTAGGGTTAGTAAATATACATATGATGACCCACTAAACCCAACTAGGATAGTCCCACTAGCTTTAGAAAAATTTACATTACCACAAGGTTCACAGTCAGTTGATGATAATGGAGCCTTTGTTGTTACCGTACCAATGAATGTCGACCACGTTATAACAGACGAGTTTGGTAATTCGGTACCATCATTAGACCCTGAGAAGGGTGTGGCAACAAAAGGTATGTATAGATTTAAATTAAGATTTTTAGAACCACCAGCAGCACCTAAAAGAAGAACAGCACAATTAATATTCCCATCATTAAATAGAGACACAGGTGGTACAGCAATAGATGATTCAACAGGTGGGCCTAATAATGCTACGGAAAATGCTAGATGGTCAGATAATATTAATGTGTGGAAAACAAATCCAACCACACCAATACAATCATGGAATTCATTTTATAAAGATTTCCATGAATTCGAATTCAATCAAATATATAGTATAAGCCAATACATCACCAAATATAAGAAAGGTGGTAACAGATGGAGTTTCTTGGGTTTAAAGGATATTGACGACGCGTCTTTTAACGTGTTCCCATTCACCACTGTTATTAAAGGGTTTAGTATTTTATATTTATTAATGAAACCAATAATCAAATTGTTGGCAGCTCTAATGAAGTTAATGGTTATATTATCCAACTTTACTTTTATATTTAAGATAACAATTAGGGTTAGTTTTAGTGTATTACATCACTCAGTGTCTTTTACAATATTCGATTGTAAAGGGTTCCCAATTCAACCATTCTCCTTTTTACAGGGACTCACCTTTGGGGGGATTACACTCAGTTGTGAGTCCAACACCAATTTTCCCCAAGTTATTAATAGCTGGGCATGCGGTGGAACAAAACCTCAATGTGGGGTTGATTACTTACAAGGTAATGGTATTGCGATTGGTTTCTTAGTACCATCTTGTCAAAATTCAGGTGGTTTACCTGGTGTTCTACAATATAAATGTCCAACATATTGTCTAATTGATGCGTGGTTATGTTGTGCATTATTTGATTTAGCTAAAGATAGAAACGTAATTAGATACACATTCCACGATGCTTGGTTAACAGGTACAGCTTACATGCCACAATTCAAATATAAATCAAGAGATAAATTTTGTGGTCCAGGTGGTGATAAAATGGGTAGTGATAATTACAAAGACGAAAGTTGTTGTGGTAGAGGTGGAGCTGGTTTCGGATGGAGTGGCCCATGTGATAAATGTATTGTTAGAGGACCTGAACAAGTAGACGCAAACCTAATCTCAACTAATCCATACCATAAAAATAATTATAATACAGGGGCTAGTGATATTGATGATATGATATACTGTCCTGAAACATACCCAATGAAGATTGTTAATTTAGGTAGAACTGATAGTTGTCCTGATGTTATCGACAGAATTGATAGATGTATAACAGCACAAGAATGTCTGTTGCATTTATTTGATGACCCAGCATATGGTTACACATGTCCAAGTGGTGGTCAAACAACAGCATCACCCATTTGTTATACAGGTACATACTATGATTTCGGTCATGATACACAACAATGGGTACAAGATTTTAATAATACATCATACCAAGACCCAGCAATGGTTTTACTTTCTTTTATGACAAACTGTAATAAAGGTATTGAACAGTTGTTTACACAAAGACCTTGTGGGTTATTTTCAGCACCATGTTACGAATGTGAAATTAATGATGAAGTATGGCAAGTAATTAGACAAGTGTCTAAGATATACACTGATATAATCTTAACAGAACCACCAGCATTACAGTCATTCTCCCATTTCCAAATGGATACTGCACAAGCTAAAAGATTTCACCCATCAGCACCATCAGGTGTGGACGGTGAACCTGAGATTGGTTATCCATGGGCAGGTGGTAGACATAACCTAGCTAATGTACCATATTTTTACTTTGGTTTGATTGCTGGTAGTACGGCGATGGATAAATTAAGAAAAGATTATTTAGTAAAACCATAAAAACACGAAGATAATAATATTTATAATAAAACAAATAAGAAGTGAGTTATATAGATAAAAATGGTAATATTGTTATAAGTGCTAGAATGACTGATAAAGGTAGAGAAAGACTATCGGTTGGTGATTTAAACTTTAACACATTTAAACTTGGAGATTCCGAGGTGGATTATAGCACCCTAGGGTCAACCTACGACATTACTTTGGAGAATGTCTTAAGAGCTAAAGCTAGACAACCTAAAGCTAAAACGTGGTTACTACCAACGGTTAACAACCTTACAGGTGCCGTGAATATCCCACCGTTAACCGTCTTAGAGATTGGTACTATTATTACCGCACCCGAAAAAGGGTTCTTTAGTACAGGTAATACGTCAGGTACAACAATCATCACATCTTTTACAGCAGATACGACAGATAGTTACACTCTTAATGAGGCGATAATTAATGTTAGTAGTTTATCAGGTGGTACTAATGTATATATTAAATCAGGGTCAACGACAGGTTCTTATGAACCGTCTATTGGTGATTTAATGATGGTGAAATATAGTAACCCTGATTTAACAAACCCTCAGATAATTGGTGAAGTTGAATTAAACACACCAGTACCATATCTATGGTACAAAATACAAGCCAAAATAGGTTCAATTTCAGCAAATACATTACAAGTAACAGTAGATAGAGACGTTCCTGATTTCTCAGCATACAATGGTTCTAATGTGTGTCATACAATATTCTACCCAGGTACAAGTCAATTCTTTACAGGTATGTATAGTGGTGGTACGATATGGAACATGAATAATGTTTGGTCTAATAATATGGCTGGTATAATTTCAGGTTATGAACCATTTAGTTCTTATGGGTCTGAGAGTTATATCGGAACTAAAGAATTTTTAGGATACACATCACAGTTAAGTGGTAGTTGTGAGGAGAATAGAGCAATCAGTATTATTCACTACAGTAATACAGATTCTTGTGATAGACAATCAGAATTAACATATGGACAACAATTATATGTTGAATTAGACTTAGATGAGTCACCTATACTTAAGTTACCTACATTAATGTGGCACAGAAGTTCAGGTACAACAATAGGTCAAACATTTAGTGGTACAGGTGCTGAGAAGTACGTACAACAAGGTATTACTAACACAGATATTAGATATTTCGATTTAGCTGATGAACAAGGAAACGCGGTAGGAAGAATATTCCCTAACCAACACCTATTCACTATTGATGATGATGAGTTAGTGGCAGCAATGTCATATAAATCAAATAGAAATTGGACATTACCTAAAGTAGTGGCAGGTCTTAAGACATCGTCAGATGGTTTAATCAGTAGTACACATGATTTACACATAAGTTACATATTCAATAACACATCGTCAGGTTTCACAACTGGACTACATAATCAATACCATAACTGTTTAGTGATTGGTGATAATAATAATGATTGTCCTGATGGAACGTTTAAAGATGTTGAAGTTACTTTCCCACTTGGTCAATTACCTTTCATGACTACTACTGGTGGTACAGGATGGTACGCTGATGAATTCAAAATCATAGTACAGAAAGTAGTTACTGGTAATAAACCATCAAGTTATGGCTGGAAGATTATAGATTTCACTTCTGATATTGAAGGTCACACTGGTGGGAAGATTGACCCATTGAATATGGAAGCAACAACATTCCTAATTACTAAAGCGTTATATAATGCTGCAAGTACTTATAACCTACATGATTACATAAACATACCAACAACATCTGAGTCAACTATAATGAACTTCGGTGATGAGACATTCTTCTATGGTAATGTGTGTTCATCAGGTATAACAAACAAATACAGAACTAAATTTAACTTTACCATACCACCAACACAATGGAACACAACAAACAATCCAACATGGCCAGGTAGTGGACAAAATCCACATATTAGTGAGGTGATAATTCAAGATGATAAAGGTAATGTGGTGGCTGTAGGTAAAGAGAACTTACCTATTGAGAAGAATAATAATACAACTATAATCATCGAGATAGCTTTCGATATGTAATATGGCTTACTTAGAAACAAATAACCAAATAAAATTTGTACTTACTAAAGCTGGTAAGGAAATAGGCCTTAAAGATGGATTTTTAAATGTCTTTAAGTATTTTACTGTCAGTGATAAAGGTGTTATCTATACAATGGATGTACAACCTGATAAGTTTACTGATTTAAATGGTAGTCATAGTACATCCACTAATATACCTAATGGAACTAGTATTATTATAGATGAGAACGCTATAGAAAAGGTGAGGCCTATATAATATGAAAAAGAAAAATAATATATCATGTCAGAATTAAGATTTTCGTTAACAAAAGAGGGTCACAAATCTATGCTAACTAAAGGTGTTTATAACACTTTTAAAAACTTCAGTGTATCCGATAAAAATAAAAGATACGACATAGATGTAGCGCCAACATTGGAGGATACTTTCTATGGTGGGACAAGAACTATCGTTACGGATGGTAAATGTAAAATGGCTAATACTAAAGCTATAACTAAAGATGCACCATCTGATGAACAAAAAATATTAGATAATAGTCAATTAACTTTCGAAATTAGTAAACTTGATTGTGGTAGTTCATATACATCAGCCAACCCAAAACTTAAGATAAATTTAGGTGAATATTTTAATTATCTATTAACAACTGTGGGTAGTGATAATTATGTTTATGGTAATAAATTAACAGTACCTATCATCGATAGTATTGTTGCTATACAACAAGAATTAGATGCTAGTACTTATACTTACGTTGAGAAGAATAGAATAAATGATTTAGATTTAAGATACTCATTCAACGAGAAGGAATCTTATGGGGCTTATCTTAGTTTAAATGCTTATACAATGACATTAAATGATGGTAGTAAGATACTTAGTGATACAACAAGTAGTAGGTTCTATTCACCATTCTTACTTATGGCAGATACTGAAGAAGGACAAGCTGGTTCAGCTGACAAATGGAAATTATCGATGACACCAATTACATGGGGTTACACTTATATACCACAAGAATCAACAGATAAGGTTTTTCATAAAACTAACTTCTTATCTATTAGTGAAATGGAGACTATCGGTATAGATGAGGTTAATAAAAAGTATTCAGCGGTAATGCCAGCAGCTATCATAAGTTACAGTAATAATGATAGAGATATGTATGTATTGAATGATATTAACGGTAATTACGTTGATAGTATTGATGGATTATCTTCTTACGCACAAAGATTCACTAATCTATATAATGAATCCTTATTAGAAGGGTTAATAATTAAGTCTAAGAACTACATACTATCTAATTTCGAAGAGATTTCAACAGGGATTTATCAACAAAAAATTAATTTAAAAGTTAGATAACAACACAATATCATCAACTCTAGGAAGATACACTAAAACCAAATATGGTAAAGAAAGTATCGTAGGCGGTAATATTGAATTTATATTAGAATATAACACAGCTGATGCTGGTGTAGATTTCGACGGTATCGTTGAGTTAATAACAACATAATATGTCTGAACAAATAAGAATAAGTTATTCAATAAAAGATGATAGTATCATAAATAAACCATCTTTAGTTGAGAATTATCAGTATAGAGTACCAGACTCTTTTGAGGGAATTGATACTATAGGGGCAAAGAATGACCCAATGATATCTGTTAGTTTTAAGAACTATTACATGAAAGAGATTGGAGCAAACAAAGTGACATCTATAAAGGTACAACAATTAGGTTTGAATAATCTATGGACTAATAAAAACGCGTGTTCATTAGTACAACAATAAAAAAGATAAGAAATGAATTTAAATAAATTAGATAGTAAAAACATACAAATAGTAACTAATGATGTTGTATCAGATGTTTACTATCGTGTTCCTGGTAATGAAATTAGTTGGTTATATGTACAACCTAAAGACTCAGCAACTTTCAATAGTTTAGCCAGTAGTCATTTATGGGCTTCAATATTGGGTATATACTCACAATCACAGGCTAACATCTTTAGTACGACTAGAAGTGATGGTGGTGCGTTTAATACTATGTTAACTAAGGTTAATGAAGCTTACAATACAACAGGTATGTATGTAGGTAATATCTCTAATGAGGCTTTCAGAACTTCATTATATAAAAACTTATCATTGAAGGTACCTATTAGTGGTGGTACTGGTGATT